TATTCCAACGTCTAGTGATGCTAAATGGTTTAATAATCAATATACCTAAAAAAAAAGATTATACTAACTTGAAAAATTATATGATTGATAAATATAACAATATTTAGATATGATTTGATCAATCAAATCATATCATCAATTAGTTGGAATGACAATTAGGGGATTATACCAATATATTCCAACGTCTAGTGATGCTAAATGGTTTAATAATCAATATACATAAAAAAAAGATTATAATTTTATTTATGATGATACTAACTTGAAAAATTATATAATTGATAAATATAACAATATTTAGATATACTCCTGATCAATCAAATCATTTCATCAATTAGGAGATTATACCAATATATTCTAACGTCTATTGATGCTAAATGGTTTAATAATCAATATACCTAAAAAAAAATATAATTTTATTCATGATGATACTAACTTGAAAAATTATTTGATTGATAAACATAACAATATTTAGATATACTCCTGATCAATTAGGGGATTATACCAATATATCCCAACATTTAGTGATGCTAAATGGTTTAATAATCAATATACCTAAAAAAAAAAATTATAATTTTATTCATGATGATACTAACTTGAAAAATTATATGATTGATAAATATAACAATATTTAGATATACTCCTGATCAATCAAATTATATCATCAATTAGTTGAAATAACAATTAGGGGATTATACAAATATATTCCAACATCTAGTGATGCTAAATGGTTTAATAATCAATATACATAAAAAAAAATGATTATAAATTAATTCATTTTATATTCAAAATGAATTATGATATATTATTACAAATTTTTAAATATTGTGAAGTGAGTGAAATTAGCAATTTTGTATGTGTAAACAAACGATTATTACATGTATTTAAAAATCAGAGATTACCCAAAATTTTGGGTAATATTGACTTAATATTCCAATTTTGGAACACTAACGCAATAATGAAAAATATTATTATTTTGGAGAAAGTTAAAATAAAAAAATATCATACTCTTAGTATGATAGATTATAATCCGATACATAATCTTATTTTTGAAAAAATCGATAAACAAGATATAAAATATGTTGAATTTTTAGTGTATAATCTAAATATTTATCCACATAGTATGTTAATAACACAAAATTTTAATAAAATTTTAAAAATTACTAATCAAAAAATCCTTTCTATTATCATACCCAAAACTTTTCACATTTTAAATCTAAATAATAAAATATTTTATCTCATAAAAATACATGAATTAGATATGACATTATGGCTATCAGTTATTCCACATCCTGATAATTATCACATTTACTTGAATCAATCAACTATCTCATAATGTATATCTTAACAACAATTTTGATAGATTTGTCCTCGTATTGAGACAAATTCTGAATCGTTTAAAAACAAATTTAAAAATGTATTTTTTGCTAATATTTCTCTATAAAAAGTTTTAAAAACTACACCCAATAATAAACCACTTAAATCTTCTACAGTAATATATCCTTCCAAAACTACAGGATGGTCAACATCAGAAGGACATTTTTTATTACAAGATTTTTGTGCATTTCTAGGTGATCGTGCTTGTACTTTTCCTGCTTGTACTTTTCCTGCTGGGAAACCTGGAACATCTGGGAAACCTGAAACACAATTTGTTCCGATATCCAAAGACACAATTTCTGACCCGACAAATCCAGGAGGACCCAAATATATAGATGCATCAGTTACTATATTTACTCCTAGATTATATACATATATTTTATATTTTAGTTTATCACAATTTGGAATATATGAAAATTTAGCTTTAGCATATACATCTGATGGATCTTCCAAATTTGTTGTATCAGGTACTGTCTGATATCCAGTTGCAATTGCTGTAAATGTTGTTTGACATCCGTAAGACATAATCTTGTTTTTTTATACAAAAAATTTTTTTTTTTTATTTTATTCTAATTATCCTTTTTTTTCATAATAATAATTATTATAGTTAATAACATCTTCAACAGTGTATGGTGGATGGGTATTTTTTGTAAAATGTTCCATAAAATCAATATATATTTTTTTCTTATCAACATCTCTTACACCGACATAATAATCTATCAAGTTACACATTATATAATAGAATCCATTTTCAGCTTCTAAATTATTATTGTGCATAAAAGTAAGAACAATTTTATAAATTTGTGAATTTATGTCTTGGGAGTAGAAGTATGGGGCACATGATGATGGATATATTGTGTATAAAATATACAAATCAACAAATGGCTCACCATATAAAATTGTAGCTTCTTCCATCATCATCTGACTAATTACTTCATAATTATCTAAAATATTACAATCAATCAATGCTTGTTTAACGTTTTTCGGAATGTCATCAGTAGCACTCATTTTAATACCTAAATTTTTTAAAAATGATTTTTTAAAAATGATTTTTTAAAAAATTTAGTTTCAACAAAATGTTAAAATTAATTATTTCATATAAGATAAAAACTGGTTTATTTCAATCATCATCTAAACACTTAATTTGTTATTTTCAAAATAATTGTTACGGTGCTAAAATTTTAGTTAATGATACTTTTCCAGTTGATCATCCTCCCGTAATTTGCTCTGGTTCAATGATATTTAATACTGTCGTCAAATTTTTAGATAATATCGATACTTTATCATATCAAATTAAACTTGTCTCCCATCAATATACCTTAAATTACACTACCAATTTTACTAAACTTGAAGTCATTGATCTTGTAACTGACATATTAAATGGTATCATTGATGATTTTAATTGTATATCGGCAAAATATGGTAAATTTCATAATCTAAGTGTGAATATACCATTGGAATGTCAATATTAATTGATACATCAAACATCCATGTATAAATACTTTATCATATCATATTAAAATTATCTTACATCAATATACTCTACCAAGTTTACTAAATTTGAAGTCATTGATTTTGTAGATGATATATTAAATGGTGTTATTGATGATTTTAATTTCATAATCTAAGTGTGAATATATCACTGGAATGTCAATAATAATTGATACACCAAACATCCATGTGTAAATATATCAAAAATAGTTAAAAAAAAATCTGGAGTTATAATTTTCCCTGTATATTCATAAGAACTCCAATATTGAATTCTAGAAGCATATCTATTAGTATTCCATCCATATATATAAAACAAATGACCAATAGTATGTCCTAATTGAATTGGAAATATATACACGTTTCCGACATACATGAAACAAATAATCGCACTAAGTAAATCCAAAATAAAATACCATTTATTATGTTTAATTTTAATTTCACTCGGTAAATATAATCGACATAATACTCCAGTATGTATAATAACATGGCATACTTCTGATATCATAAGTAATAATAATAACATTTTTAAGAGATTTCTCTTAAAAATACAATCATTTTTTTTAAGAAGAATATAGTTGAGTATATATTGATGTCAGTGTATATGATAATTGAAGTTGTGTTAATAAATTAATTGATTTAAATTAATAATATTATCAATTATATTAATTTAAATGATATTCTTGTGGTATTGTCATTGTTTGTTTGATAACTTAAATATGTCGATTATTTAATCACTTGACTAATTTTTATTAATTAGTTAATTAGTTTGTAAAATAATTAAGTAGAATATAGTTGAGGATATCTTGATGTCAGTGTATATGATAATTGAAGTTGTGTTAATAAATATTCAAAAGCGTCACTAAAATCGGGATGAATTGGGGTGAGAATATATAAATTGTCATAAGTAAATCCAAAAATACTATCAGGATATTTAGGTGGAAATAATAATTGATTTAAATTAATATCATCATATTTGATTGATAAAATAATACTATTATCAATTATATTAATAGGATAATTGATATTTTGAAATTGTTGTGGTATTGTGATAGTTTGTTCGGTAATTGAAATATCTCGATAATATATTTCATTATTTAATCTCTTGACTAATTGAGTAATTTTCATGGATTTATTATTTAGTTTGTAAAATAACAAAATTGATTGTAATAATTGAGATGAATTAAAATTAAATTCATGTGAATATAAAATATACGTATCTCCATAAAAAATTTGAATATCATTACAGTAAAATCTAAATACATCTTCCGATGATAATGATGGATACAATATTGATTCTTTGTATACAATATTAAAATTAATAGATAATAGATGTATCCAAAATTCATCAGAATCTCCTAAACTATTAAAAGTTGGAACGGAATTGATGATATTAATAATTTTAGGATAATTATGTTTTAAACTTCGGAAAATTTCTAATTTTAAATCTGGTTTATAAATAGACATATTTTTTATTATTTTAATTTTTTTTTAAAAAAAAATTTTAAAATAATAAAATTACTGGAATGTGGAAAGGTTTAACATATTTAACATTATTAGTCGGATATATTTCTGGATTAGGTGAATTTGTTGCGAGATGTTCGGAGAATCAACAGAGAGTGTTGGATCCTATAGTCTTTCCAGGACAATATGGTCGTGGTCACATGCATTCTTTCTTTGGAGCGAATGGTGTTACTGAAAATAGCACTTTACATGATATCATGTATTCTACCACTAGTTGCAATACACTTCATGATCATTCAGCTTATTGGGTACCAACATTATATAAAAATGGGCAATCAATAATAGCTGAAGATGTGACATTTTATTATCATACATTTAGAAATTTTAATCAAGTTAAGCCAATGCCAGTTGGATTAATAATGGTAACTAAATGGGGACAAAATCATAAGTTTAGTTGCCAAGGGTCTGGTCCAAGTGGAACTAATATTGTGGATTGTGGAAACTCTAAATTAGAAGTATTTATTAATTTTCCAGAATGTTGGGATGGACTTAATTTAGATTCACCAGATCATTTAAGTCATATGGCTTATTCTGTTGGTAATAATTGTCCATCAACACACCCAGTAATTTTACCTAGATTGCAATTTAAAATTAGATATCCAACTAATGGCGGAGCGGGAACTGTTTTATCATCAGGGACTGGACAAACTGCCCATGCTGATTTCATAAATGCGTGGGTTCCTGAAGCAATGGAACTAAGAGTTAATTTATGTTCAAAATTAGATAATAAGTGTGATGAAATTCTTCCAGGAGATCAAAATATTAATAGTGAGTTTGTTAAACCAGTATTTAATTTTCCATTATTAAGTCAGACGTATGTCAGAAATGGTGTATATCAGAATACAAATTTTGAATCTAATAATCCACTTGTTGTTAAACACAGTTATACCCCTGGCTTTTCTCGGGAAAGTCTTCTCAAATTTGGTGTTGATCAACTTTCCCCTAATTATAAATGCGTTTTGACTGTACATAATATCCTAGTAAAGCCATATACTAGAACTTATCAAATTTTGGTGGGATCATCATATGATGATTGGGATCAAGAATTAATCACTTGGAATAACAAGCCAGTATTTTTTTCATCGGTTGGACCTATTGTTATTGTAAATTCAACTGAATCAATTGATGTAACTCAATTAGTTTATCAATCGTCATCTGATTTAATTACTTTTCATTTGTACGGATCACATTTAAATTATTACACTGATAAACTTGAATTTTCTGGAATTTCAAGTTTAATCTGTCGCCCTTAAAAATTATTAAACTGATTTTTTTAAATTTGATATATCAAATTTAAAAAATGGGTTCTATTCTAAGTATATTTAAAATAAAAAAAAATTTTAAAGTTGTTATGATTGGATTATCTGGTAGTGGTAAAACTACCATATTGTATAAATTAAAATTAGGAGAATTGATTAAAACTATTCCAACAGTTGGTTTTAATATTGAAACAATTGAATATAAAAATGCTAAATTTAATATCTGGGATATGGGAGGTTATGAAATAAATCTAAAATTATGGAAAAATTATTTTAATGATGCGGATGGTATCATTTATGTTATTGATTCAACCAATTGTAATCGATTTAATCAAAATTATTCTGAAATATCTAAAATTTTAGCTATTGTTCCTACCGTCCCCATATTATTATTAGCAAATAAACAAGATATAGATACATCCACCAAAATAAGTGAATTGACTCTCCGATTAAAATTATATGAAATTAATAATCGAAAATGGTACATTCAAAGTACTTCTGCCGTCAATAATTCTGGAATTATTGATGGTATTAATTGGTTGTATGATAATATTAAATAAGTATATCATTGTTGGATTTTCATAAATAGTTGATCAAACTTGATA